GAATGTGTGAATGATTATTTTGTTTTGGATGATCAAAATGAAGAAGATTTTGATGAATCGCGTGAAGGAACTGGTTATGTGTTGTATAATGGTTTGTGTGTTGTAGAATTACCTAAAACAGTGAAACAATTCAAAAATATGATTAAACATTTTGTGACTAGTAAAGATGAATTGAGAATGTCTTCTGCCGGAATAATTGTGCAACCCGCAATTGGTCCCGGTAGTACTGGAAATTTGATTAAAATGCAATCTGTAGCTTTTGCTACTTTTGAAGGATTGATTGTTGGTGCGACTGATACAACTTCTACTGTTGAAGTGGAAAGGTGTTGGGCGTACAAGGGTGTTCTTGGTAAGGGTATTTGTGGAAGTTTGTTGTTGAATGCTGATTCTGGAAAAATTATTGGTATGCATACTGCTGGTTCGCCTCAACATGATTTGGGCTTTGCTGAGCGACTTGTTTTGGAAGAGTGGAAAGATGTTGAAGATTCTTTTGAAATGGAAGTTTATCAACCAAATCTTGCGCCTGTTACTCTTGATGATCGAACACTTGAAGGTTCAGTCTTTGTATTGGGTAAAGTAGATAAAATTTATGCTCAACAGAATTCTGGAAAAACAAGAATCAAGAAAAGTACAATACATGGTGAATTTGAAGTGAAAACATTTCCTGCTCCTTTGGATCCTTACGATGAAAGATTGCCGCCTGGTTGCTCTCCTCTATATGATGGAGTTGCTATACATGGACATCCCCCTATTGAATTTCCGTCTGATGTAGTTAAATTGGCTTGTGATGATTACGAAAATTTGTTAATTGCTAAGTGTAAACCTATTCGCCCTGTTTCAATTTTGAGCATGGAGGAGGCTATACTTGGCAATCCACTTATTGGATTGGAATCATTACCAATGGATACTAGCGAAGGATTTCCCTTATCAAAAATGCGACCAAGAGGTTGTGTTGGGAAAGGATGGCTTTTCGATATTAAGAAAGATGATAAAGGCCATGTTACATCGCTGAATATACATCCTGACCTGGAGAAAATCATGAGGGTCAAAGATGCTATGAGAAAGAGACGAATTAAACCTTTTACTGTTTTTACTGATTGCTTGAAAGATGAAACTCGACCGGATAAGAAATGTCGTAAGAAAGGAGGTACTAGAATATTTTCTATGTCACCTGTTGATTTTACTATACAATCAAGACAAGTATTCGGTGATTTTATATTAGCACACAATAAGAATAGAATGGAAGTAGAGCATGCTATTGGTGTTAATCCTTATTCTGAAGAATGGACTCATATGTTGCGAAATCTGAAACGTAAGGGAAAGAAAATAATTGCTGGTGATCATAGTAATTTTGGACCTAGAGCTCAAACTTTAGTAGCCCATGGTTTGATTCAAGTGATTAAAAACTGGTATAAATTTTATGGTGCGAGTGAAGAACATTTGCTTCTCATTGAAATGATGGGTGCTGAATTGTTGAACGCCGTTCATCTTGTTTTCGATATATTGTATCAGGTGATGTGTGGAATTGTTTCTGGTTCATTGTTTACTGCGAATTTCAATTCTATGATAAACTCTGTTTATTTTAGAATAGCGTGGCATATGATTACTGGACGTAGCTTTGCTGAATTTTACATATTCCTGTGGTTGATAACTTATGGCGATGATAATATAGCATCCATATCAGATGAGATAGCGGAGGAATTTAATGTTAAAACATTGCATGAATTCTTTGCTAAATATGATATG